AGAGTGATTAAAAAATACCTCAAATGGTCTATGTTGATCCGAACTTGATCCATCACCAGTATTTGCATCACCATCATCATAGTTAATATGCTCTGTAGATATGTTTCCACCACCTAGAGCATATGGCGCAGTATCTGACTGATTGAATCTTCTATTATGTGCTGGACTATTATTTGGTGATCCATATGGGTCTGGTGGATCAGGAGCATCTGCAGATCCAATCCAGTTAGAAATACCATGTGATGTAGCATTTCTTGGTTTTAAGTTTGGTCCTGGTGCTTCTGCATCGATGTTTGCAAGAATAACACCAGCTGACCCATTACCTAATCCAGTTCCAGAAGGCATTTCAATAGAAATATCAACCTGTGCTCCGTCTAAGAAGTCATCACTTCCTGCCTTAAAAATATTGTAATTAACTTCCCTAGAACAAGAGACACCTGCTCCAGGTCTGGATGAGTCATTACCAATAATTGAAGCAAATTCTGTTGGGTGACCATGAATAGGAACATGTCTTCTACCTAGTTTTCTAGGTGCAGTATAAACTGTCCTAGATCCAAAACCAGGATTATATGTCATCTCCTCAATAGTTCCAGAGAAGTCATTTTCTGGAGTATAGTTAAAAACAATGTCTGTGTATGCATCAGGGATATTAGTCCTTACACCATTGTCTGTATTTGCTCCAATAAATCCAGCAACAGATGCTGATGCCTCAGAAGTATCAATGTTTGCATCGATAGCACCAGATCCGAAATATGAAGTGTCGTAATCTGCTAGTGCTCTCTGACTAATATCTGGTAAAAAAATTGTTTGGTTTTGATATACTGGGAAATCATCTGGTGTAAATCCAACACCACCGTACGTATCCCCAATTGCTTGTGCTAAAAGGGGATACGATCCTGCTTCAACTTCATTTCCATTACAAATCAACCATCCTGCAGGGATTTTAGTTAAAGCGCCAGTCCACGGCATGATAGTGCCAATGGCTGCCGCTTTCATAGTTTTTAAAGCGCCGTAATTTGCCATGTGTTAGATTTCCATCAACCACCAACCTTGGGCAGAACTTGGGACTCCCGAAGACTGTCCATTATTATTTAGAGCACCTGCATATACTAGTCCAAGTGCGGCATTTGGTGTAGTTACAATCAATTCACCACCGTTGTGGTTAGTAAGGTCAACACCAGTTACAGAAGCAGCGATGTTAGTAGAGTCACCTTGAATAGCAACACCAGTTGCTGCACGAATTACAAGTTTCAAGTCGTACTTCAAGTTACCACCAAGATCAATGAATCTTACCATATCACCCGATCTTGGGTTAGTTGGCAGTTTAACATATAGATCACCATTTGGATTGACGAATAGGTTAATGTTAGCTTGTAAGATTCCACCATCACCAGATGTGATATTGAAGTAATCCCAGCGTCTCGCACCAGTTGGACCGAACATGTAGTCAACACCACCAAGATCGATCGTTCCAGAGTTATTAACTTGGAATCTCTTATCACTACCAGAGTAGACTTGTAGATCACCACCATTCAGGCGAAGATCACTAGCAAATGTGTTAACACCAGTTGTAGCAGTGCTTGTGTATAGACCAGAGATTGTTAGATCACCAGTATTATTGGTGAGTTTCAGTTTCTGTCCAGTTCCTGCACTATCAAAGATGGTAAAGTCACCACCATTCAATACTGTGTTGCCATTAGATGCATCAACTGTTAGTTTATTGAATCCAGCACCAACACTCAAATCACCAAGGATTCTAGTGTCACCATCAGAACTATCAACATCAAATACAGTTGTTGGAGAAGACTCACCATTGTTAATGGTGAACATCTGATCTCCAGTTGTTGCAGAACCAACTAGTGTCAAGTCTGCATGAACTTCAGTATTACCTCTGATATAAGTGTTACCAGTAGTAGATTCAACACTAAATGCTAGGACAGCAGGGTTACCACCATCATTAACCTTCAGGGACTTGATAGATGTCTGAGAGGCAATAATCGAAGTGACCTTTGTATATTCTCCATCATTCAGTCTGAGGAAATCACCTACCAATAGAGATCCACCAAATTCAGCAGTTGATAACTGAGTATCGACATTAGTAATGCTCGTAAGAAGATAACTTACGTCAGCACTCTTATTAAGTTTGAAGATTGGTAGATTGTCAGGGTGTGTTTGAGCAGTTGTACCGTCAACACCACGAGTTACCTTAACACGAATACCTTGTGCATCACCACTGTTAGTAAGGTTTGTTAGTTCAATAACTCTTACAATCTCAGATCTATCTTCATCTGGAGTATATCCACCAGGAGATCCAGTGAATGCTGCAGATTCGTCAAGAAGTAGATAATCACCAATTGCAATCTGACCTGCTAATACTGGTGCATTTAGTCTAATAAACTCTTCTGTTGCAGATAGAGTTGCGAAACCACCAGTATCAAGAGTCTTACTGATATCAACCTTTCTGTAAAGGTCAATGTTAAAGTTAGAAGGTAGACCACCTGCTGCCTGAGCGGCAGGAGTTGTTCCAAAGACTCCTCTGTCAACCTCAACACCACCAGCGTTAAGACCACCAGTTAGCAACATGTCACCGAAGAAGTCGGATCTTGCTTTAACTGTTAGTGCGTTATTGATGGTAGTTGTTCCACCTTGAGCACCCATTGTAAGGTCTGCAGCAGTAGCAGCGAACTTAACAACAGATGGACCACCACTAGCAGATAGTAGGTCAAACTGAGTGTTGAGAGAATATAGTTTACCAACACCAGAACCAGCAGTTAGTCCAGAACCAACGTTGACATCACCATCTAAGAAGATGTTTCTAGTCTTGATATTAGTGATAGAAGCAGAGTTAGCAAATGCACCACCAAGATTTAATGTTGCATTGTAAGATGCATCCGCATTACCAACTGTTGCAATGTTAACATCTGCAGTTTGAGAACCTCTATGAACATTGAACTCAGTAATTGCTGCAACATTACCAAGACTGAAACTTGAATTGTTGCTATAGTTAGCAATATTGATAACGTTATTACCAGTATTTGTGGTAGCATTTGCAACTTCTAGCGTTTGTGCTGCCATTGCGAATCTCACCGTAGTAGGTGTATTCATCAGGTCAACAGTTGTGCTAGTCGTATCTAACTGTCCAACTAGAATTTGTAGACTTCCATTAATTGTAGAATTACCAACAAATGTGGTAGTACCAACCATTACGATGTCAGTAGCAAGACTGCTCATCTGAGCAACAGTGGTATTAATACCAATCTTACCTGTTCCATCTACAGCAGAAGTAGAAACACGGAATACTGCTTTTTCATTTGGAAGCGCACTGTTACCACCAACTAGGAATGCATTATCACTTGGGACAACTGACTTAGTTGTGCCAGTTTCATTGAGCCAGTTAAGAACTGATCTACCACTGATAAATGCTGTGCCAACAACGTCAAGGTTAGCACGAGGATCTGTTTCATTAGAAACAAATGCAGTTTCACATGCATCATGTGCAGCTCTTGCAATAGTGTTAATACCTAACTTATAATCACCAATTGATTCAGTGTCAGTTCTAAGTGCCTCACCACCAATGATACCAAACTCTTTCCACTGTGAACCAGAACCAGAGAATTCAATGGTAGGATCATCATTGCCAGTTGGAGTGTTGGAAACAATAGTTGGCCAAGACTCAGTTGCAGCGCCTACAACAAAATTGATTTGGAAGTAGAGATAGTTATCAGTAGTCTGGAATGCATCACCAGGATAATCAACGATATCCCAGACAGCATTCAATCTGGTATCTGGATAGTAGTTATTAAGTCTAATTTGAGCACCACTAGTGATACCAAGGTTTGCATTAGTAATATCTAATCCAGTTCCAGCATCAACAAATGTCAACTTAACATATGTGATTCCAGTTCCAGGGATAAACTGAATTGTAGAAATTGCTTGGTTACTACCAGCAATAATCTGAATATAGTAGTTGGTGTAAATCCAACCAAGTCCACCAGTCTTACCAACCTCAAGACCCTTGAGTAGAATATCTCCAGGTTTTGAAAGTACTCCACCGTAGTTTACAAACTGACCAGACTGAATTCTAGTTCCACCAGCAGAGATTAACGTATCCTGATTAGGAGTTAGGTTAGATGCAGCTCCAGCAACTGTATGTGTCTGAATCTGATATTTCTGACCTCTACCGCGTGGGTTGAATCCAAATACAGCAGCATTAACTCTGTTCTTACCGATTGTAATGTCACCTGCATCAAATGGTAGGAATGCAGATCTATCAAGACCTTCATCCTGCTCTGTTTGAGTTACAGGATCAACAGGAGAAACAATGGAACTAATGATTAGAGGAGAACGATTCTCTGTTAGATCATTGTCAGCAACGTTGAGGAGAATTGGAGACTCGAATGTGTTTGTTAGTTGTCCGTCACCACCGATAACCGTAATGTTCTTATTGAACGTTACAGGTGTATCGAAGGTAGTAACGAGACCTCCTACGGTATCATCCTCTTCTCCATCATCATCCAATGTGGCAGAATCGATAAACGTTTCTTCACCAGTGATAGCATTGATTCTTCTGTTACCGATATACAGGTCACCTTGTGAGTTAATACCTGTGTAGAAGACGATACCACCGTCTTGTTTCTTACTTTGTGCGTAGAAGTCCTCTTCAGGTGTTAGGACGACTTCCTGACGCGCTGGGAGACCAGTAGAGTAGTTACCAGGACCGAAACCAAGGTATTCAAACGTGTGGTTACCAGCACGAGCAATAGATGGTCTGCGAAGTTCAACGTAGTAACGCTGATCCGTAACAACTGTGCTATCACCAGCGATTGGAATACGACGATCTTCAGAACCAGAAGTTGCATTACCCTCTTGTGCTACAAGAGTATAGTTGTTGACGGTAAATGCAGGTTGCTTGGTTAGATCCTCTGCCAATTCCTTGGTTACAGAATTCTTGTAATCGTTAGTTGTTACAAGACCATGGATATAGTTGTCAGCAGCAGAGAATGTTGCTGGTGGATCGATCAGAGTTCCATAATATGCTTTCTCAGATGTCGTGGTTCCAGACTTCTTAAACCAGAGAGGATCATTTCTATAGTTTAGAGGATATAGTCTAGAAACTGGTTGAGAGAACTTAAACTTCTTAAAGTTATTGATTACACCAGCACCAGTTGGGAATGGAGAAATATTACCACGTAAGCATGTTAGATAGTATACACCATCTTGCTGACCAGGAATACGTTTCTGGATAGTCTCTGTTGCAAAGACATAGAATGTATCCTCAATAACTCCAGTATCCTCAACAGAATCAACATAGTATTCAATACCAGCACTATCAGTAATTCTATCACCAGGAGTGATGGTATAAACGTTAGCGCCGTTTTGCTTGTAATAATACTCTGGGAAATTTTTCTTGATATGAGTTTTCAGAGGTAGTGATTTGCCACTGTCCTGATCCTCTAGCATGTCAGCAAAGACATTACCCTGAGTAAATCTTGTGTTAGTGTACTGACTATACTCAAGGATACCACTATTGATATTCTTAATGATCAAGTAGTGATCACCATTTACAGTATAATAAGCATGAATGTTAGCATTACCAGAAGAATTTCCAGTGAACTGAACTTCATTATTGCTAGTGATTGCTGTTTTATCAACAACGAAGTCTCCACCTTGTGGTGCAGTAATCTTAACTGTTGTTAGAATCTCATTCTTAAGACCAGCAAAGTTGACAACATCAATTGCATGGTCAAATACAGTAAGTTCTAGATACTTGATGCTAGGATCTAGAGTATCTTCAATATAACGACCAGATTGAATTGTTGCCTGAACACCAGAAGCAAACTTAGCAAATGCTCTATATTCAAATGCAGGATCTGTAATTCCTGGTTTCTTGTATGGATCATATGATTCTTCTACAGCAGGATCAAGACCTGCAGGGAAATCAGATGTCTGCCATCCAATAAATTCATTAGTTCTAGCAGGGTTGGTGAATCTAGCACCATATACATTTCCTGCTACTGGTTTTAGCAAGATCTTCTGTGGAACTAATCTACGAGTATCATCAGTTCTTGTCTTAACAACAAATCCATTGATAGGATCTCTAACGTTAGTTAAGTAAGAAGGAATGACATAACGTAGTTTATATGTTCTATCTTCCTTATCTCTATCATCTGTCAGACGAGTATACCACATGTCAGTGGTCTTCGTCTTACCAGCATAATCAGCAAGACCAATTCTGTTAAAGATATTAGTTTGGAGAGATGACTCATCAACACAGTTGATATACCACTTACCATCAGAAGTAGAAGTATTGGTAAATGTTGGGTCGAAGCGGATTGGTGATGTGCGCTTGTTACAGAATACGTTAAACTGATCAGACTGACCACCAGCAAATGTAATTGGGTTAGTATTATTCTCTGCATCACTAGGAGTTCTATAAATCCTGAATACCTTTGGAGAAATATATCTTACATAGAATTCAATGTTAGGATCAATTCTACCAGCATCTGCTCCACTTTGGATAGAGATGTAAGGTGTTGTCTGTTGATCAATAGTAGATACTAATGGCAATCTATCAGAAGATCCAGGAATTGTACGGAAGAATACGATCTGAGGATCTTTTTGGTTCTGAACTGGAATATCAAAGATGTGTGCTGTATCAGTTTGAATACCACCACTAACATTTGCAGAAACACTACACTTATAGTTGTGTAGATCATATTTCTCATCGAGGACAAACTGATATAGATCGATTTCAACATCAGGATCTACAGATTCAGTTTCAGAAGCATAGATGTAAATACCTGCTGCTGCATTCTCTTTAGAGGTTGCAAGCATCAGTTTTGTCGTAGCTGTCTGGTCAAAGACACTAGAGTTAGCATAATTTTCTGGTCTAGT